GTGAAAAAAATCAAAAAACCGCGTCTTACCGGGTGGATTGTGACATCCGCTTTTCTCTTTGCTGTTATCGGGCTGATTTCACCGCAACAGCTTCCCGTCACCGTTTATAAGCTCTCGCTTATTTCACTTGCTGCGGTATTAGGCTATTGGCTGGATCGCTCGCTGTTTCCTAAAGCGCGTCCCGGTCTGTTCCTCGAACAAGGCGATGAACCTGTACCGCGGGGACGTTTCCCGGTTCGTGACGGCCACCACACCGTATTTGCCGCCGCGATGTTACGACGTGCGCTGATTGTGTCAGCCGTTTGCATCGGCGTAGCGATGGGGCTGTGATATGCGACACCTCCTCATCACGCTGTTTCTTAGCACGATGCTTTTTAGCGCGATAGTCTGCGCCGACACGATCCCTCGTGCTGCGCAGGCGTATCGCAGCGATGTGATCCGCAGCGCACGATTGGATTGGGGCATGAATGCCCCGATTGCTGACTTTGCGGCGCAGTTGCATCAGGAAAGCGGTTGGAATCCTCGGGCCGTTTCACCCGTCGGTGCGCAGGGGCTGGCGCAGTTTATGCCGACCACCGCCGACTGGTTTAGCGGTATCGTTCCTGAACTTCGCGCTAATCAACCGTTTAATCCTGCCTGGGCTATCCGTGCTCTGACGGGCTACGATCGCTGGCTGTGGACACGAATTAGCGCCAGCAACGACTGCGAACGTATGGCAATGACCTTATCGTCCTACAACGGCGGGCTTGGCTGGTTACAGCGTGATAAGCAACGCGCGAAGATCGCTGAGAAGGACATACTCCGCTGGTTCGATCATGTGGAAACCGTCAATGCCGGACGCAGTGCCGCCAACTGGCGTGAAAACCGCCATTACCCCGATCGTATTTTGCATCAGTTGGCGCCACGGTATTTGAGCTGGGGGAGGGCGAGCTGTGTGGAATAGTCTGTTTATCAATAGTCTGAAATCCTTTCTTTCGCCACGTATGGTCGCCGTCCTGCTTGTCGTGGTGTTGCTACTCGCGGTCTATCTGACCGGTCGTAATCAGGGTTATCAACTGGCGCAGGCACTGGGGGATGCCGCGCTGGCGAAACAGCAGGCGGCATTCAACTTGCTACAGCAGCAGCAGGCCGAAACCCAGAACCAGCTACTACGTGCGGCGGCGGAGCAATACCAGCAACAGGTAGAGCGTGGAAATCAACTCGAACAGCGCTATGTCGCAGCGCGTCAAAAACTGGCGGCGGATAACGCCGCTCTACAACGGAAAATTGACCATGTTACTCAGCAATACATTGACGAAAAAGGCAAAGTTCAGCCTGTGCAGTGCGTGTTTACTCGTGGCTTCGTGCAGCACTACAACGCCGCTTTCGGTCTGTCCGCCAACAGTGCTTCAGACACTACCGCCGCTGCCCGCCGCACTGTCACAGCGTCCAACAGCGGCACAACCGCTGACGCCGAATTACAACTTTCAGGCGTCTCCCAGCGCGACATTCTCGCCAACATCAGCGACAACGGAGAGCGCTATCAAGCGCTGAGTGCGCAGGTTAACGCGCTGCTGGATTACATCGAAACGTTACAACAGGCAGGGGAGGTAACACGTGAAGATTGAAGTGGAATTCTGGTCGTTGGTCGGCCTGTTGCTGTCGTTTATGAGCTTCCTGTTTGCCGCTGGTCGGATTTTGCTCACGCAGATTGAAAAGCGGCTGAACGAGCGTTTCGCCGCCCTGGAGAATGCTCGCCAGAAGAGCGAGCAGGGATGGACGCGGCTGGAGCGTGAATTTCTGGAATTCCGCGCCGATTTACCACTGGTTTATGTAAGACGTGAGGATTACATCCGTGGTCAGACGGTCATCGAAGCCAAACTGGATGCGCTTTATAACAAGCTGGAATTGGTGCAGCAGCGGTATTCGGGAGGCAATCATGGCTGATACGCAGCGTATCCGACAGGAATCGATGCGTTGGCACTTGCTCATCGCATTAAATAAAACGCGGCCTTACACCGCGAATGAAATGTTCCTGCTAGCGCTGATGCAGCGGCTGTATGCCGATGCTTCAGAGCCGGAGCTGCGTCATGCACTGGATTATCTGGCCGATCGCAAGATGGCCGTATTGACCAAAGAGGTAGGCGGCGTCTGGTTGGCGAATCTTACCCGCCTTGGTATAGATGTCGTGGAATATGCGGTTGATTGTATGGTTGGCATCGCCCGGCCGGAAAAATATTGGGATCGGTAATCCCATTGCATTGGTTTCTTTTCTGTCTTTGCACGTTATCGATATTGTCATATTCCTTTACGCCAGCACGGTTGTGTTGGCGTTTTTTTTATCGAAATAATTTTTATTTTTCAGTCTATTAGGTGTTTTTTATCAAATGAATCACTTCGCTGTTTTTTCTAAAACAGATTAAAAGCCGCAGCCAACCCTTATCCGGATACTAGCGCCATCAACACGATGCGCTACCAAAACAGTGTGCCATCAACACAGTGGATGAACGGATATGAATACCAGACCAATTATCGATGCGGTGATAGCCCGCCTCCAACAGCACTTACCGGCACGGCGGATTGCGTCCTGTCCAGAAAACATTCTGATCGGGCCAGACCTTCTGACTGTTGGCGATGTGCTGGTGGGGTATCGCGGTTCCGAATTTTCCGCACCGGAAGATGTGGATTCTCCGGTTCAGACGCAGCGACCACAGCTGATGGTTGCCGTGCTGTTACCGGAGCTGGATGGCGAAGACGGCGTACTGGCCACACTCGATACCGTCCGTCAGGCGCTGGGAGGATACCGACTGCCTGACTGTCATCGCGGTATTCGGCTAGTACGTGACCGTTACGTTGGTCACACCGAAGGACGCTGGCATTACGCCATCGATTGCACCACAGAAACCCTTTTTATCGAAGACCGCGAGCAGACGGATGGTCCGCTGCTTACCACGGTTAATTATGAGGAGAAAGACGCATGAAATACCGCTACACCGGCCCCGCCAGCGGCGTCACGCTGGCAGATGGTCAGGAAATTCTGCTTTGGCCCGCTCAGGTGACTGAACTGCCGGCAGATCATGAGTACGTGAAAACGCTGGTCGCGCTGGGCTATTTGCTGCCTGTCGCGGATCAGATTCTGGCTGATAGCGCAACGGAGGTGACCCTTGGCCGCTAATTATTTACATGGTGTAGAAACAATTGAAGTTGAAACCGGTGCTCGTCCGGTGAAAACCGTCAAATCTGCGGTGATTGGGCTGATTGGTACGGCGCCGCAGGGTGCGGTAAATGACATTACGCTGTGCCTGTCCGAAAAAGACGCAGCACAGTTTGGTAGCCAGTTCGGCGGCTATACCATCCCGCAGGCGCTGGATGCGATTTACGATCATGGTGCGGGTACGGTTCTGGTCATCAACGTGCTGGATCCGGCGAAACACAAATCGTCTGTGAGCGCAGAAAAAGTCACGTTTGACAAAGCGACTGGTACGGCACAACTGGTAAACCGTGTGGTTGCCAAGCTGGTGCTGACAGCGGCAGAAGGCGGTCAGCCGTTTATCGAAGGTCAGGACTATACGCTGGATGCGCAAACCGGCGTCCTGAAAAATCTGGGTAAAAATATTGATGTTGCTGCCGTAGTTAGCGCGTCTTATGACTTTGCTGATGTCACGAAAGTGACTGCCGCCGACATCATCGGCAGCATCAATGCCGCGGGCAAACGCACCGGTATGAAGCTGCTGAACGATACCTACAACCTGTACGGCTTCTTTGCCAAGATTCTGATTTCACCGGTGTTCTGTACGCAAAATAGTGTAACGACCGAGCTGATCTCGCTGGCCGATAAACTGGGCGCGATTGCCTATATCGATGCGCCAATCGGCACCACGTTTGCGCAGGCGCTGAGCGGCCGTGGCCCGGAAGGCACGATCAACTTCAACACCAGTTCTGAACGTGCTCGTCTGTGCTATCCGCATGTAAAAGTGTACGACGCGGAAACCAACAGCGAACGTCTGGAGCCGCTGTCGGCGCGTGCCGCAGGCCTGCGTGCCAAAGTCGATCTGGAGAAAGGTTTCTGGTGGTCGTCGTCCAATCAGGAAATCAAAGGGATCACCGGCGTAGAGCGCCAGCTGTCCGCGATGATCGACGATCCGCAAAGTGAAGTGAACCTGCTGAACGAGCAGGGCATCAGCACCATTTTCAACAGCTATGGTTCCGGCCTGCGCCTGTGGGGCAATCGCACCGCTGCCTGGCCAACCGTGACGCACATGAAGAACTTCGAAAACGTGCGTCGTACTGGCGATGTGATTAACGAATCCATCCGTTATTTCAGTCAGCAGTATATCGACATGCCGATCAATCAGGCGCTGATCGACGCGCTGGTGGAATCCGTCAACGCCTACGGCCGCAAGCTGATCGGTGACGGCGCACTGCTGGGCTTCAAATGCTGGTTCGATGCTGCGCGTAACGAGCAAACCGAACTGGCGGCAGGACACCTGTTGCTTAACTACAAATTCACTCCGCCGCCGCCGCTTGAGCGTCTGACCTTTGAGACGGAGATCACCTCGGAATACCTGGTAACGCTGGAGGGCACTAACTGATGGCCGGGAAAATTGAAGTAAACCGTATTACTAACGCCAACATCTATATCAACGGCACCAACCTGCTGGGGCGTGCGCAGGAAATCAAACTGCCGGATGTCTCCATGATTATGCAGGAGCACAAGGCGTTGGGCATGGTCGGCAAGATCGAACTGCCTGCGGGCTTCGATAAGCTGGAAGGTGAGATCAAATGGAACTCCTTCTACCGCGAAGCGATGCTGGCGGCGGCGAATCCGTACCAATCGTTGGCGCTGCAGTGTCGCTCCAGCGTGGAACGCTACGGCTCTCAAGGTCGTATCGAAGAAGTGCCGCTGGTGACGTACATGACCATCATGTTCAAAAAGAACCCGCTGGGCACGTTCAAGCAGCACGAAAACCCGGATTTTAGCAGCGCGTTCAACTGCACCTACATCAAGCAGGTGATGAACGGTGAAGATCTGCTGGAGCTGGATTATATGTCCAACATCTTCATGGTGGGCGGCGTGGATCAACTGAACAGCTACCGCGCCAATATCGGCGGTTAATTTATCTTCCAAGCCCGCCAGTGGGGCGGGCGTTTCTATCAATAAGTGAGGTTGTTATGGCTTTCTATGACATTATCGATTTTGAAAATCAGTTTTCATTTAAGTGCAGCGATGATGAGACTATCCTGAGTGCAGCAGAAGCGATAGGCATTGATTTACCATACTCTAGCCGTATAGGTGCAGACTCATCCACTGCTGCACGCTTGATTTCTGGTAAGGTTGAACAATCAGGAGCCATATATTTGGATGAGGCACAGATAGCAGCAGGCTTTATTTTGATAGATGTGGCTTATCCACGAAGTGACTGTCTTATTCGCTTTTTTGCACAAGAAGAATTAGAGAATTGGGTTCCTGGAACCGTATAAATATTTACATGCATTGCATTAGGGGCTTCGGCCCCTTTCTTATGCCCGCCCCTTTCGTTTTCTAATTCACTTTAAAATCGTTATTCCTCGCCACACGCGATACTGCTCCCGACATTTACTAAGGAGCCGTTATGCACACTGAAACCTATTCTCTGCAATTCCCTTACACCACCTCCGCCGGTCAACGCGTGGAATCCATTTCGCTCAAGCGTCTGAAAGTCAAAGACATCAAAGCGGTGAAAAAAATCAGCGATAACCCAAACAACTGGGACGACGCGCTGCTGTCACGCATGACCGGTCTGGTGCCGGAAGACATCGATGAGATGGACGCGCAGGACTACATGGCGCTGCAAAAACGATTTCAACAGCTACTTGGGTTGGATAACGCAGCCGGCGCTGCTGTGGAAAGCACAGGCCCTGCTGGCGAGGTGGTTTCGCTTTCAGCCGAGTGAGATTGATGCGCTGGAACTGGACGACTTTGAACGCTGGCTGGATGAAGCCAGCGAACAGATAAAACGTGAGAACGGTGAGGAAGACTGATTACTGACAGGATTAATGAGTCCACCATCCACCCTAACCCGGCCAGCGATAAGGACGCTGGTCGTTTTCTCCCTCACCACCTGTCTTCTTATCCCGCTTATCACCCGTCCTTTTCCTCGTTTTACTCCCTGTTTGTGATGGGGAAACCAAACTGGAGCGGCGCAAGCCGCCGTCTCCGATCCGCCCCACAAGGGGCTTTTCTGAATGAGAGTGAACCGTGGATATGCTTTTAAACGGTGTCATGCTGGGCAGGGCGTTTGGTGCCACGCTGGATGACACAAAAAAATCGCGGCAGTTACTTAGCGATAGCCTCAAACAAGCGCAGGAGCGGCAGCGGCAGTTTAATCAGTCGCTGGAGCGCTTTGGCGCTATTAGCACGCAAATTGTGTCTCAGTTAAACCAGTCGCTGGAGCGTTTCGGTGCTGTTTGCACACAAACCGTATCCCAATTAAATCAGTCGCGGCTTGAACTGGAAATCAATCAGGAGCGGCTGGCGAGCAGTCAGTCACGTCAGGAAACGCTACGTGAGAGCCATGCCGAGCGCATCGAAAGCTTCCAGGAAATAAAGGAGACATTTGGTTCAGTGATGGCACCTATTGTGGCGTCGGTCACACGCTATGCGTCATTTGAGGCGCAATTGCGTGATATCAGAGTTGCACATGGGATGTCGAGCGAGCAAGAAAAAGAGATGGGGCAGCGCCTGCGTCAATATTCTCAACAGGTGAACCAAACGCCGGATGCGTTGCTCAGCAGTGCCGGACAACTGCTTGATAACGGGATGTCGCAGCAGCAGGCAACGGATGTTGCGGCAGTGTTGGGGAAAATCTCAACGGCATCCGGTACGGCGTTGCCCGATCTTACCGCGCTCGCGACCACGCTTGATGACGCGTTTAACCTGAAAGGTGCGAAGGCACTGGAGGAATCCTTCTCCCGCATGCTGGCGGGCACCAAGCAGGGTTTCTCTATGGCATCGATGACGCAATATGCAACCGAGCTGGCTCCAGGATTTATGACGATGGGGGCGACGGGTAATCAGGCGTTGAGCCAGTTGGTTGCCAGCCTGAGCGCGACAAAAGGCGCGGATACAGAAGCGAATACGGCTGCCCGGCTGGGGAGTTTCATGAATTCGGTAGGACGAACCGACATTGCTGACAGCTACTACAACGCGGGCGTAGATTATAACGCGTCACTAAAAAGCTATATGAAAGGTGGGTATTCACAGTACGACGCTTCGGTTCTGATTGGTACTGAGCTTATCGACAGTAAGGGTAGCCAATTCAGGAAACAGTGGGAGATGGCCAGCAATACGGGAAATGTGGGGGCGCAGCAAAATTTAATGCAGCGTTATGGATTGCAGGAGGTGTTCCGCACGCCAGAAGCCGTCAATCATGCGCTGTCGATGAAACAAAACTGGGCGAGCTATCAATCTAACCAGCAGGTGATGAACAGCCCCGCCGCAACCCAAACGTTGAATATCGATTTTGCCCAAAAAAACGACACATTGACTGGGCGCTGGCAGAAAATGACAACGTCATTGCTGAATATTGCGCTCAACGTGGGTGAAGCGCTGGTGCCGGTATTGGTTTCCCTGAGTGATGCGTTGATCCCCATTTTGGAGCAGTTGGTGACCTGGACAGCCGAGAACCCTGAACTGGTTCGCGGCATTGTGGTGACCGTTGCGAGTTTCTTTATGTTCGGGAAAGCGGTGAGTGGCGCGAGGCAGGGGATTCGCACGCTGTTATCTTCGTTTCAGGCATTCAAGGACGGTATTTTACAGATTAAGACGGGCTGGCAACTATTTTCCGCAGGGCTAAGAACAACGGGATTTTTGCAGGGGCTTGGCGCGGCATTGAACTGGCTGGTTGGCGGAGCCGGAACATTAGCACGCATGCTTGGTGGTGTGTTACGTAGCGGCTTGATGATGGCGGGTCGAGCAGTATTGTTTCTAGGCCGTATGCTGCTGATGAATCCGATTGGCTTGGCAATAACGGCAATCGCGGGAGCCGCTTATCTGATTTACCGATATTGGGAACCGATTAGTGCATTCTTTAAAAACCTCTGGTCACAAGTCAGTCAGGTTTTTAATGCAGGATGGGAAGTGCTCAATAATGCGGTATCCGGCGGCGTTGTCGGTATTACCGCTTTACTGCTCGATTGGTCACCATTCGGCGTGCTGTATTCCATTTTCGCCGATACCGTCAGCGAGTTGGGCATTCAACTTCCCGGCAGTTTAAGTGCCCTCGGTGGCGTGATTATCGACGCATTAGTCAATGGCCTGACGAGTGCTTTCCCTGAGCTAAAAAACGTCCTGAAAACGATCGACGAATTGATTCCCGATAGCGTTAAAGATTTTCTGGGCATCGGTTCGAAAACCGTGTCTATCGACGCTAGCGGTCAATCTGTGGCTGCCAGTACTGTAGCTCCGCAAGTTCTAAAACCTACCTCGGTATCTGCATTGTCACTACCGCCGACACTGCGTGTTGAATCACCTAAGGCTGAGGCCACAATGCCAACGCCGCAACAGCGTGTTGCACTGACACCAACTGTCGGTGGAGCGAAAGGTAAGTTAGTCACCGCAGCCCCTTCCGAGCGTGTTCAGGTTGCTTTCTCACCCACCATTTATCTTAACGGCCAGAAGGCAGCGCCAACGCCTGAAATGACGAAGACGCTGACGCTTAGCATGAATGAACTGGAAAATATGTTGAACAAGCTGCTCACCCAGCGTGAGCGCAGGGGGTACGCCTGATGTTTGCAGTATTAGGAAATATTGAATTTAAAGTGACCGCCTACTGGGACGGCTTTAATACGTCATTCGGGGCAGATTATGCCGAGCATGGCCGCATTGAGGGTAAACCCGGTCTGCAGTTCATCGGTGCGAAGCTGGACGAGATTCGCATTAGCCTCGTGTTTCACAAACAGTACTGCACGCCGGATGTGGAGTTGAAGCGGTTGACTGAGGCGATGCGGGCGCATCAGGCGATGGCGTTGGTCTTCGGTAATGGGGATTATCGCGGCTGGTTTGTGATTACGGCACTGACCTCGACCAGCCAGCATACCGACGCGAAAGGCAACGTGTTGGCAATGAATGCCGAGCTTACGCTGCGAGAATATATTGGCGATCCGAAGAATCCACTCAAGCCACCGGCGATACAAACGCCTGTTCCCAACGTCAGTGCAATCACTAAGGCGGTCGAGAAAGTGAGCGATTTTGCGACCTCGCTACGCACGGCCGTCACGTATGCCAAGAAGGCGCAGTCTGCCTTTAAGGCGGTGAAAACCACCGTACAGATTGTGAAACGGATGAAGAAAAATCCCGAAACCGCGTTGTTGCAAATTCCCAGGCTGCTAACGCAAGTCGGGAATGTATTGACGCCGTTAAGTGAGGTGGAACCGGCGTTTAAAAAAGCGGCGGAGGCCATTTCTGATGCGGCGGTTCAGGCAGAGAAGATGATGCCTGAAATGACAGCGGTTAATAAAGCGGCGAATGAAATGCTGAAACAGGTCAAGCAAGTTGCCACCTTGTTGCAGGACGTCGACAGCAAAAATGTTATCGAGAAGCTGGAAGCCATCAGTAAACATGTTGAGGCCGCGAGCGACACATTTAAAGGCGCTGAACCTGCGCTGAGCAAACTGACGGCGGAAATCGTGAAGAGGGTTGAAGCATATGCACCTTGAACATATCACTACACAGGGCGAACGCTGGGATACCTTGTCCTACCTGTATTACGGCGATCCGCTTGGCTATCCGCGGATCATTGCGGCTAACCCGCATATCCCCATCGTGCCGCTATTGCCATCGGGTGTGGTGGTGCTGATTCCGATTATTGAACAGGCAGAGGCCAGTAAAGCGGAGGACACCCCACCATGGCTGCGTTAACGGAAGAATTCAATCTGATCTCTCCCGCCGTGTCGGAAGTACTGCAACCGGCGTTCACCCTGTGGTATCAGCAAAAAGACATCACCAATGATATCGCACCGTATGTCACCAGCGTGACGTATAGCGATAGCATCAAGAATGAATCGGATTCGATCGAGGTCAGGCTCGATGATACCGATGGCCGCTGGATGGATAAGTGGTATCCCGGTACGGGCGATACATTATCGCTCAAGCTAGGCTATCTCGGTGAAATGCTGTTTGACTGCGGTACTTTCTCGATTGATGAAATTGAGGTTAGCGCACCGCCTAGCGAAGTGATGATTCGCGGCGTCGCGACATCGGTCAATCGTGCGTTGCGAACCAAATCAAACTGCGGTTTTGAAGATACGACGTTAGCTGCCATTGCGACGCGCATCGCGAAAAAGCATCAGTTGATGCTCGTGGGGATGATTCAGATCATCAAGATCGATCGCGTGACGCAATATGCGGAAACCGATGTCGCTTTTCTAAAGCGGCTCGCCAGTGAATATGGCTATGTCGTGAAAGTGGTCAGCGACCAACTGATTTTTTCCCATCTGGCAACGCTGCGTAATCAGGCGTCTGTTCGACAAATTAAGCCAACGGACGTCGCGCGTTTTTCATTGAGCGACACGATCAGCCACGTCTATAAAAATGCCAAGACGAAATATCAGAAAGGGAGTGAAAAGAAACTGGTGGTTTGTGAAGCGAATGGTGGCGTGAACAACGAAATGAAGTCTGCTGGTGCTGAGACTAGTGCGGATACATTGAAAGTTAACGTGCGCGCGGCGGATGCTTCTGGAGCGAAGATGAAAACGGATGCTGCATTGGATGCGCACAACGAAAAGCAACAAAAGGGGTCGATGACATTGATGGGCAGCCCGCAGCTGGCGGCGGGGAATAAAGTTGAACTGGTGTCGTTCGGCCAACTTTCTGGCCATTGGTTGATCGAATCGGCTCGCCATGTTCTGGAACGTGGCAGTGGTTACACCACGGAGATTGGGCTGATTCGCGGGCCGATTACGGCGGGTAAGAGAAAGTCGGATAGCGGAAAAACGCTGGTGACTTACCACCCGGATGGCAGCCAGACAACACGGACAGTCAAGAGTAAAAAGGAGGTGTTGCCATGAGTTTATCTCGTCGAATTGGCACGATAAGCGCGGTGGATGAGGCTCGCGTGATGGTGCGCGTTCGTCTGCCAGAGTGTGACAATTTACGTACAGCCTGGTTGCCGGTATTACAGCGTAATACGCAGAATAATAAGGATTATTGGCTGCCGGATATTGGCGAACAGGTCGAAATTCTGCTGGATGGCAACGGCGAGGACGGCCTGGTGTTGGGGGCAATTTACTCCGCTGCTGATGTACCAACGCTGGCAGATAAGGACAAAAGGGCGGTAACGTTCGCTGACGGCGCGCATATTGAATACGATCGCCGGACGCATACGTTAACGATCAACGGCGGCGTGCAGCATATTGCGATTAGCAGCGGTGCTGACGTGGTGGTTAACGCTCAGCGTGTCACTATTAATGCGCCAGAAACGACGGTGACGGGCAATCTACTGGTGCAAGGGCAACTCACCTACGAGAGCGGGATGTCCGGTTCCGGCGGTGCCAGCCTCAGCGGTGATGTCAGTATCTCCGGCAACATCAGCGCCAGCGGCAGCGTCATGGATGCTGGCGGCAACTCCAATCACCACTCGCACTAACGTTTCCCTAAACCGCTTTAATATTCCTTTCTCTCACCGGGGGCGACAATAGCCCCCTATGAAAACTCAATCTGTTTTTTGGCAACCGGCGCTGCAACGTCCCGGCGACATCGTCGAAGGAACGGCAGATATCATGCAGGCGATTCACATCATCCTGCGGACACCCTGCGGCAGCGACCCACATCGGCCTGACTTTGGTAGCAATCTACATCTGTATCTCGATTATCCGATCGATCGTGCGATCCCGCATATCGTCAGGGAATCGGTAGAAGCGATCAAACGATGGGAACCTCGCTGCCAGCTACTGGCGGTTAAACCTTCTGTGAATGGGGCTCACCTGACGCTGCACGTTAGCTGGAAGACCGCTAATGGCGCGACACAGACCACGGAGTTGTTATGGCGCTGACAGAACCCAATTTTATTGAACGCGATGCAGCGAAGATTACCGCCGAAATGATCGCGAAATATGAAGCTGATTCGGGGAAAACGCTCTATCCGGCGCAGGCCGAACGCCTGCTGATTAACCTCTTTGCTTACCGGGAAACTTTATTGCGTAGTGCGGTCCAGGAAGCCGCCAAGCAGAACCTGGTTGCGTTTGCTCGTGCACCGATGCTGGATTATCTGGCAGAACTGGTTGGCGTCTACCGCTTGGCGGCGCAGCCAGCGCGTGCAGAACTTCGCTTTACCCCTGAAACGCCGTTAGTCAGCGATCTGCTGATTCCTGCGGGCACTCGCGTTAGTGCATCAGACAGCGTGATTTTCACCACCGACAGCGATGCGCTGCTGAGAGTGAGCGGCAGCGGTGTCACCGTGCTGGCGACCTGTACCGAAAGTGGCGATGTGGGCAATGACTGGCTGCCTGCTCAGATCAGTACGCTGCTGGATGAGATTGGCGACAGCGATTTAAGCGTTATCAATATCACCAAAAGCAGCGGCGGTTCCGCAGAAGAAGATGACGATCGCCTGCGTGAACGGGTTCAACTGGCACCGGAATCGTTCAGTACGGCGGGATCGAAACTGGCGTATCGCTTCCATGCAATGCGAGCACACCAAAACATTGTTGATGTCGCGGTGATGTCGCCCGAACCAGGCGAAGTGGTGCTGTATCCGTTGCTCAGCACTGGCCTGCCGGACAGCAGCATGCTCTCGCTGGTGGAAAGTTTTTGCTCCGACGAACAGGTGCGTCCACTGACGGATTTTGTTTCCGCCAAATCCCCCACGCGGGTGGATTACGCCATCAGCGCCAAATTGACGCTATTTAACGGCGAACAGGCTGGCGTCGTTCAGGCCACTGCAGAAAAAGCGGTACAGGCCTGGGTTGAAACCCGCACCGCCACGCTGGGGCGTGACATTGTCCCAAGCCAGATTATCGCCACGTTATCCATCCCCGGCGTGTATCAGGTGGAGCTCGTTTCGCCGTCATTGATGGTGCTTGATGACAGTGAATGGGCGAACTGTACGGGCATCAATGTCAGCGTCGTCGGGGTGTCGAATGGCTGATTCACTACAACTGCTGCCACCGCCGTTGGCGGCTGACGCCAGTTTTCGTTCGCTGGCGGAATTGGCCGACCGCTTTGATGACATCGATCTGAATGCTTTGCTGGTTTATTTGATTGATATTGCCGATAGCAGCGCGTTGCCCTGGCTGGCAGAACAGTTCTCGTTGTTTGGCGACGGCTGGGAACTGGCGGAATCGGATGACTCTAAACGTGCGTTGATCAAGGCCGCTATCGATCTGCATCGCAGCAAAGGTACGCCCTGGAGCATTAAAGAGATCATCCGTCGTTTCGGCTTCGGCGAGAGCGCGTTGATCGAGAACATCGGTCGGCTGAGTTACGACGGTGAAACCACTTACAACAACCTTTATGTGCACGGCGATAAAGCAGCGTGGGCGGTCTATCGCGTGTTGCTAAAACAACCGATTACCAACGATCAGGCCAGGATGCTGCGCAATGCCATTGGGATGTTTGCCCCGGCACGGTGCCACTTGGCCAGTATCGAATATTGGGAAGTGCCTATCCGCTACAACCGGACGGCGATATACGACAGTAACTACAATCATGGGAGCGCTTAAACATGGCGAATTTGTCAGAGAACCCACAATGGGTTGACGGCATTTACCAAATCGAAACGTCGGATCCGGTCGTGGGTGGACCGGACGGCGTTTCAAACCGACAGGCTAAAGAATTGGCCAGTCGTACCCGCTATTTGAAAAAAGAGCAGGAAAAAACGGGCAGCGATCTGGCGACACACGCCGCCGCCGCCGATCCGCATACGCAATATGCGCCGAAGGAGAACCCGACCTTCACCGGCGCGCCGAAAGCGCCAACGCCTGCAACCGACAGCAATAGTCAGCAGGTTGCGACGACGGCATTTGTTAAGTCCGTTGTTGCTGCACTCATTAATGGTGCACCTGCGGCATTGGATACATTGCAGGAGTTGGCGAAATCACTGGGTAATGATCCCAGTTTCTCGGCAACGGTGTTGAATGCGATTGCTGATGTAAAAACTGAGGCTGCGAATAAGCTGAATACACACAATTCAGCGGCTGATCCACATACGCAATATGCACCAAAAGCGAGCCCTGCGTTGACGGGTAAGCCGACGGCACCAACGGCGGCACAAGCATCGAATGATACGCAGGTAGCGACAACGGCATTTGTTAAAGCGGCTGTCGCCGCACTGGTGAACGGTTCCCCTGCGGCGCTGGATACACTGCAAGAGCTGGCGAACGCGCTAGGGAATGACCCTAACTTTTCCACCACGATATTGAATTCGTTAGCTGGAAAACTGGCAAAAGACCAGAACGGCGCGGATATTCTTGATGCGTCACTGTTTCGCAAAAACATAGATATCGGTGAGTTTCGCAGAAATAGCGTGGTACTCGGAACTGTCGACACAGAGCAGTATTTTAATGTAAACACGCCGGACGGTAATTATATCGTTGGCGGTAACCCTGATGTTCTGAAAATCCCAATTTCAGATGCCTTTTTAAACTGGCGTCGGTTCATTGGTAATGATGGTTCGTTTTACGGTGTCCTAAATATTGTGGGATTCTACACGCCATCTGGCGGGCAATTTCGTCAGTTCCATAAGGTCGTAATTAAAGGGCAGTGGCAATCACCGACAGAGATTTTTAATGATTCATGCCGATTGATTAACGGGGAGGTTTCTGCAGCGACAAACCCATTCATGGGGATCGGTTTTTATAACGGAGATTTCGGGAATTGGCCGAGTGCGTTCGGCGTCGTTTTGCAATCGTATAAAAAAGACGCTGGCGCAATTAGTTTGATGCAAGAGTCAGTTTCTAATGCTAATCACCCATATCGATTGTTTGGCAGAAATATTGTCGTGAAACCAGATGGGGGGGCTACCTATGGCGTCCCCGTAGAATTCTACCACACTGGACATCTGCCGACGGCCAATGACGTTGGCGCACTCCCTATCACAGGCGGTGTGATTCAGGGTGGCATTCGAATTGATAGGGGAAATATAGATTTACCTGCAACCCGCGCGGTGGTTGGCATGATGCCTAATGGTAGCTACAGACAAATGCTGACGTTATCACCCGATAATACTGTTGTTGTCGGCGATCCGAATAGCTCGATAGTTATTCATACAAATGACAGAGCATACATTGCGGTTGCAGGTGGTAAATGGTGCGCCGTTTATCATGAAGGCAACCTTACCTCTGCCGCAATCGGCGCTATGCCGTCTGCTGAACTGGTGGGTATGCCGCAGCTATTCCCTGGCGCAGTCGCGCCCGCTGGCTGGCTAAAATGTAACGGCCAGCAGTTTGATACAACGCAATTTCCTGTTTTAGCGTCCCGCTATCCATCGGGTTTTCTGCCTGATTTGCGCGGCGAATTCGTTCGCGGATGGGATGATGGGCGCGGGGTTGATGCTGGACGAGGATTGTTGTCAGTGCAAGGGGATGCGATTCGGAATATTACAGGACAATTTGAAACTGTCGATCATCCCGATTACTCGCTAAGCGGCGTTTTCTCCACTAAGCGGAGGGATGGGGCAAGCCTGTCAGGCCAGTATGTCGGTCAGCATCACACGTATGTTGATTTTGATGCGTCAAAAGTCGTCCCTACAGCAAATGAAAACCGCCCGCGCAATATCGCATTTAACTACATAGTGAGAGCAGCATAATGAGCAACTATTCAACACAAATCAAAAACGCAGAACTGAACGAACGTGGGCTGGCAATCAATTCAGGCTGGATTACGGTTTATCACGTTAACCCGGCTACGCGGGAATACCTGTCAGCCAGCTATGAATATGTTATGCAAGGCGTCGGCCTGCCAGCCGACAGCTACGCAGACGAGCCGGAATTACCGCCAGTCGGTAAAGCGCTGCGCCGCAGCGCTGACGGTAAAACGTGGGACGTAGTGCCAGATTATCGCGGCCAAACTGTCTACAGCACGGAAACGCGCCAACCGCAGACAGTGATGCAGTTCGGCGAACTGCCGAATAACGTCACGCTGCTGAAACCCGCCACGGAGTTCGATGTGTGGAACGGTAAGGCGTGGGCACTCGACAAAGAAGCGCAGGCAGCAGCGGCAGTAAAAGCAGCGCAGAGCGAGTTAGCATCACGCAAAGCTGCGGCAACATCGCGCATTAACGAGTTAACGTATGCTGTTAATTTGGACATTGCGACAGAAGAAGAGAAAGCCGCGCTGACGGAATGGCAAAAATACGCGGTGTTGCTGAGTCGTGTTGATGTTAGCGCTACTGATATCGACTGGCCAACTGTGCCGGATAGTGAATTGATCGGCGTTAGCGATCAATAG